GCATTTATTAAAAAGGACGGTTCAGTAAGAATAGCTAAAGGTACTACGAATTTAACCTTTGTTCCAGTAGAAAAACATCCAAAAGGAACAGGGAAAGCGAGTGACAAAGTTTTAGCTTACTTCGATTTAGAAAAAGATAACTGGAGATGTCTATCAGTTAACACGGAATTTGTAACAGCTTAATAAACCAATATGAATATTTTAGAAAAAGCAAATGAGATCGTGAACGAACGATCAGAAGAAAAAGAAAGACAGTATGGACCGTTTCAGCAGTGTATGCTTAAAACGGCTAAATTAGCCTCTATAATGAGCAATAAAGAGATTTCTATAGTAGATGCTTATAATGTGTTAGTGGCTCTTAAAATGGCTCGTCAGAGCTATGCCCATAAAGAAGATAACTTACTTGACGCTGTGGCTTATTTAGGGTCCTTAAATAACTTCTTAGAAAAAGAAGGGAGCCCTAATAACAGACTAAGTGATGAAGAATACGACGAAGCCTACGAAAAAACTTTGAGGCCTAAAACAGCTTTTGAAAAGTTTGATGAGGATTACGAAAAGACATTGGGGTATAAAATGAGTAATAGACATAGGTAGTATGAATACTTACGAAGAAAACTATTCGGCAGCTATACACTTAGTGGCTAAGAAAGGAGAAAAAATAAATTCCAGGAATGGAAAGGTTCGCCAATTAACAGGAATCCAGATTAGGGCCAATCTAAGGGAAGGTTTTCCCATTGTAACAGGTAAAAAGATTTTTCCTAAAAGTATATTTGTTGAGGTTGAGTGGTTATTAAGAGGAGAAACAAATGTAAAGTTTCTTCAAGAAAGGGGCGTTACCATTTGGAATCAATGGGCAAAAGAAGATGGTGATTTAGGACCAGTTTATGGTAAACAAATCAGGGATTTTGAAGGGGTTGACCAACTTAAAAACCTTATTAAAGATCTTAAGTCTAACTATACTTCAAGAAGACACCTAATAAGTATGTGGAACCCTATTAGAATTAACGAGATGGAACTACCTCCTTGTCATTATGCTTTTCAATTAGTTACTTACCCGGACCATATTGATATTGTCGTATCAATGAGGTCTTTAGATTTATTTATTGGATTGCCTTATGATGTAGGAATGTACGCCACTATTTTATCTATAATAGCTAAAGAACTTAATAAAAAACCTGGTGAAGTCATTATAAACGCAGCAGCTTGCCATTTATACGAGGAGCATGTTTCAAAAGCAGCGATTTATGCGGGGCGTAAAAAGAAAGCCTTACCAACTTTAGTAAACTGTCCAAAGTTTAGTGAGTTCAGCTATGATAAGATGATTTTAGAAAACTATAATCCGGATTCAAGATTAGAAGTAAAAGTGAAAAAATAAAAATTAAAAATTATGGAATTAAAAAACGAATTTAGCTCAATTAGAGAATGGGCAAAAGACAAAGGAATCTTCGAAAAAGGAGATGTAAAGACACAAACTTTAAAGCTTTATGAAGAAGCTGGAGAATTATCAAAAGCAGTGCTAAAAGATGATATTCCAGAGATCATTGATGCTATTGGTGATTGTGTTGTAGTACTAACTAACGTAGCTGAGTTAGCTAAGATCAAGTATGGAATTGATATTACTTTAGAATCTTGTGTTAATGAGGCTTATAGTGTTATTGCTAAGCGTAAAGGTAAAATGGAAAACGGAACATTTGTAAAAGAAGCCTAATGAGAAGATACGTTGCTAAAATAGATTTGTCTGATTTTAATAATAGATCTACCGGGGAACTTGGGGAGCTAGCTTTCAAAAGCTGGTTCCTTAAGAACTTTCAAGGTGAAACTATTCATGATCAGTCGTTAGATAGAGATTACATGGGAATTGATTTTGCTTGTAATAAAGGTTACACTTACCAAGTCAAAGCTACTTCTAAAAAAACCTACACCTTTAATTGCTCTTTAGAAAGTCTCTCTAAACATTTAAGGGCAGACTTCTATGTATTTATTCAAATTAAGGATAAATACGCTTATATTGAAGGTATTTACAGTGAAGACTATGTAAAAGCAAATATAAAAGAGAGTTATAAGTATAAGAACACTTTTGTTTATGCAAAGGATTTATTACAACAAAAATTATTTAATTAATTATGGATTCACAGAAAGAGAGCTTTATTAAGCTTATAGAGTCAATAGGTTATCCTTATAGGAGTATGACTCAAATTGACAAAAAAGAGTTAATTAATTTACACAGAAACGTTTTCAATAAGAGTAGTGCATATTACGAAAGTCGTACGTGTAGCTCTTGTTACGTCTCTATGCTTAACGACTTAGTGATCAAGTTTAATTTACCTAAAAGAATTGAAGTCGCTAGAGATTACGAAACTAGAAAAGCTATTTGTCTGGATTGTACAGCTACAAAAGATCAAGAAGGACCAATATACACTTGCGGTAAGTTAGGTAAACCTTCTAACGGTAAAAACAAAACTTGCGGATGTGTTATTAATGTTAAGGCTAGGTTTAAAATGTTCTCTTGTCCTAGAGGTAAATGGTAGATCATGTACGAATTTAATTTTATAAAATGTAGTGAGTACAATTTTGTTAATAAATTGGAGAAAGCTACAGAGTTAGGTTGGGAGTTAGCAGGTAATATAAATCCCTATAGAGGTAGAGGTTCTGGAGGTGAGCAGACCTATTTTACTATACCATTAAAAAGAAAAAAAGAAAGATGAGTAAGACAATAAAAGATTATTTCTCTATTAAAGAGTTAGTAGACGAAGAGGTGTTTAACAGATTTGGTAATGGTGCTTGGAAGTTTTTAGATGAAAACTTATTAGATTGTTTATTCATTATTAGACATAACTTAAGAAAACCTATAACGGTTAATAATTGGGCGTGGAGAGGTGAGTTCTCTCAAAGAGGATTAAGGCATAATAATAGCCCTATGGTTAAAAAGAAAACTAAGGCTTACTTATCAGCTCATATGTTTGGTAAAGCGGTAGACTTCGACGTTGAAGGAATGACAGCTATAGAAGTTAGAGAATGGATAGTAGCTAATGCTGACTTATTTCCTTGTCAGATTAGGTTAGAAAGGAATTTAAAAGGGAAGCCGATTTCTTGGTGTCATCTTGATTGTATCCAAGACGAATCTAAGTCGAAAGTGTATCTATTTGATGTTTAAAAGCATATAATAATTATGGCAGGAAAGAAAAAAGAATACGTAGCAGACTCAGTAGAAGTCGATAATAGAATAGCTGAAGCAATAGATTTTTTGCTTAACAAGAATATGAGTAGAGGTGAATGGGTTATTCACTGTAAGAAGAAGTATGGTATTGAGTCAAGACAATCTGATACTTATTGGAAGAAAGCTAAAGATCATGTGAAAGAAAAATTCGCTAAAGATAGAGAAGCTATGGCTGAATCACATCACGCTAGACTTTTTAAGTTATATATGGAAGCTATTAAAGAAGGTGAAATGGAAATAGCTAGAAAGATCTTAGCAGATATAGCAAAGCTTACTGGAGTAAATGAACCAGATAAGAAGGACGTTACTAGCGAAGGAGAAAGAATACAGATTAATATTGGAATTGAACCGGACGAAGATAATGAGGAGTAAATTATTAGAAGAAAATAGAAGAAAGAGAAAGGAGTTTAGAACTAGGGTTAGCGCTATGCCTTTCGAGATTAGATATAGTAGCTCGTTTAGATACGTAGGCGCTAAATTTAGAAGAACACGTACTTATGGTGAAGAATGATATTAAATTAACTAAGAAACAAGCATTAGCGTTTAAATACCTAAATGACAAGGAGACTATAGAGGTGCTATACGGCGGGAGTGCCGGAGGGGGTAAGTCCTTCTTCGGCGTTCTTTGGTTAATACATAATTGTGTAAAGTATCCGGGTACTAGGTGGTTAATGGGACGTTCTAAATTAGATGCTCTTAAGAAAACCACTCTTAACTCCTTTTTTGACGTTACCGGAATGTTAGGTATTGATTCGGAGTATAATTATAACGCTAACGAGAAAACTATAACTTTTAAAAATAAGTCGCAGATAGTTCTAAAGGATTTGTTTCTATATCCTTCAGAC